CTTGCAATATCTCTTGGGCCATCTAATTTTGTTCTCACGACGTTTATTTCATTAAAAGCATAAGCATCACTATCTACTATAATCGTACTTTTATTGGATGTAATGGATGATTTTTGAGTTGGTTCAAAATTATACCAAAGGATTGATGGAACTTCATTAGTGAAATTGATTGAAAGACTAGCATCAGAATCAATCCCCATTTTCCCATTAGTTGATATCTCAAACTGTTCACTATTTCCTGAGGTAAGAAATCTGTTGTTAAATTGAAGATCTCTAAAAATCTTCATTTCAAAAGCAGAATAAGATACTCCATTTGATATGAATGAAAGTGACGGATCCGAAAGATCAAATTTTAAAATGTTATTTCTACTTACCTCTATAAATGGATTGATTCTAGATAGAGTTCCATCAGAAGTTGAGTTTATATCTACAAATTTAGGATTAAGTGATTTAAGTTCATTTTTCTCACTTACAAGTTTAATCTTATTAGAAGTATAGATGTACACATAGTACATTCCATTATCTGTAAGACCACTTGCTGGAGAAGAAGAGGTATATATTACTTTATCTCCAGTTTTAAATGGAATACTTGAGAATTTAATTGTATTCTCGTCAATATCTACGTCAGCAGCAATAAAGTCTGTTGGATCAAATACGATTCTTCTATTATAATCATTATACTTAACAACAACATCAATTTCATTAGTAGGTCTAAGATCAAAGAATATCTTATTCTTATATGCAAGACCATGAGTGCCTGCTGTGGATACTGTAACTATGTTTTTAGATACATTGCCCTTCACAACATTAATCTTATCAGTAAGGAAACTGTGATTGGTTCCAGTTCCTATTCCTGTAAAATATAAAAGACTAGTAGAGGTGTTTACACCAACATATGTTCCAGTTGAACCTAGTCCTACTTTATTGGAACTAATTCCAACATATCTATTATTAAGTGGGACTGCATACAACTTGTCATATGAAGATAAGTTAGTATATGCTACTCCTACTAATCCACTCCATACTTGAATAGATGTTCCATCATTTGGATTGTATTTGATTATTTCATTTATTTTTAAACCGTGATTTGGAAGATATATGTTCCTTGTCTCAACAAATATCTGAGTGATTCCTGCTCCAGGATTTACGATTGATAAAGTATTACCAATACCTACTGTTCCTACACCAATAGATTCTGAAGGCTCAAAATATATTTTCTTATTAAGTGTTAATGTTTGAGTAGTTTTAGCGGAACCAACTTTAATAGCAAATCTTCTTGAATCATCTTCAATTATACTAGAAACAGTATGTGCAATAGCAACTGTGCTATTAACTGCTCTCTCTACTCTTAATCTACTAGGTTCAATCTTAAGAACTTTAACTTTTTCTGCTCCTATCTTGAGTATATCATCTACCATGATAGTAGGGTAACTCAAATTGCCAGATACCGAAATATACGTGTGAATTCCTGTAGATCCTTGAAGTCCGACTTCCTGTGCTAAGGAAAATTTAGATGTAGCAACTCCAATAGTAAAGTTGCCATCTAATCCGTCAAAGTAACGAGAAAGTCCATTGACGTTAATTATATCTTCATCATTAAATCCGTGTGGTACGGATGATACTCCTAAAAATTGATTCTTAGAACTTTGAGGAACAAACTCAACTTCACTAATTTGCGTTGTGGCAATACTTACACTATTGATCTTTCTGCCAGATATTCTATCAACAGAAGCACGAGCATTCTTACCAAATTCTACAGTATTAAAAATAATCTTATCATTTATTTTATAGTTATCTCCGCCGGTGCTTATTCCAATAGATTCAACATTACCAGATTGTGCTGCGGTAACATTAATTTCTTGAGGTTTGCCTTTACTTGAATTCAAAATATAGTTATAAGAACTATATTGATCATTTAATCTGTATGGAGTTGTATTTCTTAACCAGTTGTTTGATTTTAGATCATAATCAGATTGATTAGATGACTTTAAAAAATTAAAAGAGTTTGGTTTTGATTTAAAAGTTGGTCCAATAATATATGGAAAAGCAGGTCTTTTGAAGTTATCAAAAGGACCAGTATTATCAACATTTGCGTTTATTGTAGCAAAATACGCATAAGTTCCATTTGGATATTCTGGAGTAACACATATCCTTCCATTATGCTCATCTAAATCCCCAGAACCAGTAAATTTATAATCTTCAACAAAAAATCCTTCACCGAATGATGAGAGAGGAGGTCTTTGAGATTGCTGTGTTACCAGTTCATATGACGATTTGATTCGTGTTACTGTTCCTCCAAATGCATTTGTATATGCATATGGTCCATAAATTGGATTCCCATCATATGCCCAACCAATAATTGGAGAATGTTCCAGAGATTCAATCTCAATACCATTATCTAAAATTAGATCTGTGTTTCCATAAATTTTATTTCCATTAGAATCCACGGAATATAAAGATTCTCGCAATTTTCTTGGTGCATAGACATGAGTATATTGAAGAGAGTTGTCTCTTGTATTTTGTATTACAAATCCATCATCATTTTTTATATTATCAAAATCATTAGCAAAAACATCAATTATCCATTGTTGAATATTTGCTTTAATTGAACAATCGTTTCCAGATTTGACTACTGTTAACAAAATATTACCTTGACTATATCCTGCTCCACCACTTATAATTTTTACTTCTGTAATTTTTCCATCAACAATAATAGGAGTGAGTTTAGCGTAATTACCAAGTCCAGTCAAAACTAAATCTGGAGTAGAGTTATATCCTGATCCGCCCGATTGCACGATAACATCAATAATTTGACCATTAGATATAACAGGGAACAACTGTGCTTCCGAACCACTGACTAAACTAATATTAGGTTGCCTATTGAAATTAATCGTAGTAGAGGCACCATATCCAACTCCTCCAGAAGTAGTATCAATAGATTCAATACTTCCTCGAAATATCGGTTGAATTTTACAGTTAAAATCTTGATTTGTTAATGTATTGACTCCAATAGTTCCACTAATATTAACTGAGATTGGTTCATAGTTAAATGAACCATTTCCACTAGAAGTAATATTAACATATATGTTATTGCTATAATAGTAGTCCTTAGCAATACTTCCTGTTCCTATACCTGATAGTAAAAACTTATTATCATCCACTTTAGTTACATAATAATCAGTATTAGAAGAAATACCACTCACTGGGGTTGATCCTGGAGTATATCTAATAATATCACCTTCCATGTATCCATGGTTCGTAATTACAAAGTTATCAGTAGATGTATTGATTCCACTAGATGGTATTGTTCTTTTTTGATTCTTATATCCAAATCCCGAATTTGTTACTAAAATATCAGTTACTATTCTTTTTCTTTCTAATGTTTCTAGAGATTGTGTATCTTTCCCCTTTGAAAGTATCGTTACGGTATTGATGCCTGATTTAGAATCAGATAAAGTATTGTGGAGTTTAATTGTATACGCATCAACTATATTTGCATAGTATACTGAGTTAGTGGACAATCCTAAAATTGTGTCTGATCCTCCAGTTTTATATACTAACTTCTCAAAGTCTCTAAACTTATGAAAGGTTGAGAACCCTATAGTGCTATTGGTTGTGTTAACATTGCTACTTCCAGCACCGGCATTAAAAGTAACTGTATGAGAAACGGATGATACGTTTACTTTAGCAGCAGCATCTTGTCCTCCTCCACCTTTAATTTCAATTATTGGTGTAGTAACATAATCATATCCAGTATCAATTATATTAATTTTCTCCAAAGAACCTTGAACAGAAATATCACCAACAACACCAAATCCCTTAGTATCTGTAACCAGTAATACTGGCGGATTAACTACATCGTATCCATATCCCTTATTAATAACTTCAAAATTATTGATTTTTCCATGATATACACTTTTAGAAGACTTAAAGTTAAGAATCTCAACTCCATTAATCAAGATGCCAGTAGGTCCTGGTTGTGTAAAGAATGTACCTGATTTGTTGTCTGGAGTCAGTACTTGACGCACAATGGGTTGTGGTAAGAGTTGCTTACCATAGTTATTGTACAGTATAATCTTATTATTTTCTACAGAACCTATGGGTACGATATACTTGTTAGAGAACAAATCTGACTTACTTTTGGCAAGTTGAATTTCTGTAGAATTGACTCTCTTAACAAAATAAACTAATTCATCTAAGTTAGAGAACTGACTTTTAGTTTTATTAATAATTTGATTACCATCTGGAGTATTGGTGATCGTTTCTGTTATATTGCTCTTATAAAAAATAGCATCTCCAGTATATAATCCATGATCTCCTGTTGATTGTATTTTCAGTACTCCCAGTCCAGTTGCACTACCTGAGAAAGTGATTTCTTTATTATATGGGTTTAAAACTGTATCAAGATATGATGGAATAGAATTACTAGCAATCAGCAAGTCTCCATTAAATTTAGTATACACATTCTGAATATTGGAGTAATATTTTTGAATGATTGGGTAGTTATTAGACAATCCCTTCAAAACAATATTCTTTAATTCATATCTTAATGAAAGTTCAGATGTTGGTATGCTTGATGATAATTTGACAGTAAATCCTTTATTGGTATTGATTGACGTAACATCGCCCTCTCGTATAACTCCATTTGAACCAATAAGTCTTACCTTATATCCATTATAAAAATAATGATTAGAGTTTAACTCTACTTTATAAGTAGATTCACTTTCATCTATAAGAATAATTTCTTTAACATTCCAGTTTGTTTTTATATTGAAGACCCAGTTATTCTCTTTAAAATTAGATGAAGGGTATCCTAGTGTTTTAACACTAATACTATCATCAGAGTTCAGAGAAAAAGTATCATCAAAGACATTAAAATCTTTAAGGGATCCAGTAATACGAACATTTATAATATCATCTATTCCTATTCCTTTATAACTATAAGCAAAATCATTTTCTACTACATTGGATGTATCTGGAATTTCAGTAGTTAGGGTTGTTATTCCAATAAATTGGTTGATTGATTTTGAAGTATATTGAACAACTATATTGTTATAGTCCTTATCCTTCAGAATAATTTCTCCAGTACTACCAAAACTTACTGTGGAGTCAACATCAATAATAGTAGCACCAATACCCGCAGTGTTTACTAGTTGAGTTTTTGCTGCTGGTTCAAATGTGCTGTAAACTGTTCCATTTACATTAATGTCTCTTTGATATCCATAATCAATAGAAACTTGATAATATTCACTTTTGGTATTAAATGCTTCTTTATCAATACCTAGTGAAGCATAATCCCAATTTAATTTTTCTACGTTGCAGACAGACCCTCTTGCTTTTGTAGAGTCCTGGTATATTGTACGCCCTTTTAAATCTAAAGGATCTCCAATATTTTTCTCGACCACCATATCAATGGTAACTCTATAATCTGCATCAGATGGTTTAAACAGATATTGGCTTGGCCTTATAACTGAAGAGTCTTTTCCATACAATGCTCTGAAAAGAATCTCAATTGAATCATCTGTACCTTTTGAATCGTAGAAAGACTTAGATCCAAAAATAAAGTTTCTTTGATTGAGATCACTAACTATTGCTCTATCTTCAAATCCAGGAATGACTTGATTTTTAAGTTTTCTAAAAAACTCTTTTAGAAAACGAATACTTAAATTATAAACTACGGTGTCTTTGGTATGACTTGCTGCTAAGGTTTCTTTAAATACTAGTTCATCTGGGGTATTGGTCCCAGAGTAACTTGTAACGCCACTGAAACCCCGCACACACCCCTCAAACGAGGTATCTGTCTTATGGGTATAAGAAATTATTTCATCATCAATTAAAAGTAATCCATTTCTTTTCGGAAATCCTTCTGTGAAATTGCCGTTAATATCAGCAGCGATAGAAGTATCAACGGAATTAATATTTGATTGAAGAACAGTAGAATCTACTAATGCATAAAGTTCATCTACCTTGACGTACTTATCAATATTTGTAATAAGATCATATGTCCCACTTTTAAATTCTAATGAAAGATAATACTGTTTTAAAAACTCAACAAGCAGTGGAAAATCATCTCTCACATATGCAGGGACCTGAGATGCGATGATATCTTGAATATTGACTCTATCGATTGCCATTTCTTATTAGTAGCCAGGAGTTGATTGGGTATTGCTGGAAGTAGATTGTGCGACTCTATTGGAATTCACCAATGTTGTAGAACTTGTATTTGAAGTAGAGGAAGATGTGGTTGAAGCGGTTGAAGCGGATGAGGTTTCTATTGCTATAATTTGAGGTGTGCCGCGTACTAATGTATTTCCATCATAACTTGGACTTACAATGTAGTTGCTTCCAGAGATATCATCACCAGAATCTATCTTATCTACAACACTATTTACCGTAGTATAATTAAGGTCTAATTGTAGATATAGATCTTGAAGACCAATAACATCATTTGAATACGGAATAGCAGATATTTCAATAATAGGAACTTTATTCCTAATAATACTTGCTGAAACAAACTTTATTGGATTTAACTTAATCTCACCATGGATATAGTCTACAATACCAACATTCTGTTTTACAATTATTGCTTCTTTTGGTGATGATAACTTAAAGAAAAATAGTTTACCAGTTTTTAATCCCATATTTGGAATATCTCCAAGATATAATGTATCAGAGATCCCACTGATTTTAAAACCTGATGACCTCACATTGAATCCTTTGTTCTCAGCATCAGATAGATTTGTACCACACTTATCTGTTGAAGAGTTTTTAACTTGGAATCTATTACCATAACATAACTCATATTGACCAAACTTATTAATTACAGGTTCTAAGTCTCTTCTTATCTGAATATTTGTGATGTTAGAAGTCGCCGCAATATTACTATTATCAATTAAAGTTTGATACTTACTATACTTAAATCTTGCTCCAAACTTATTCAATGCAGAGGAAGATGAATACTCGGTAATTGATGATAAAACATCTGCCTTGATTACACTTCCACTTTGTACCTTATTCGTATTATAGTATACATTTGAATCAGTCTCAATATAAAGATAGTTTAAATCAATTAACTGAACTTGGATACCAGCAACTTTATATCGATTTATTTTTTCAATTAGAAAATCTTTCAGACAAGTAGATAAAAAGACTCCATTGACAGGTTTAATGCTTACAAATACTTTTCCATATTGTGGAGGACTTAAATCTTCTCCACCATATGCTGATACAGACTCTGCTTCGGGGTATATGTTAGGAATCAATGCCTCATAGTCCGATGCTGTAACAGCACGGTTCTGAGATGCATAAATTTGTGGAGCATATCTTTTGATTGAATCCACAGATTCTATTTGAGCACCAAGTTGCGTTGGACCATCAGCAACTAGTGCTGTAATAGCAGATGTAATAGGAGTTCCATTATTTTCTACTAACTCTCCACTGAAAGAGAATGAATCAATTCCATTTGCTGCATCACCTGCAGATATTACATATCCAACTTTTACGACATTTGGTTCTTCTAACTTTTTACCAAATACTCCATCACCAAATAGAAGTTCATATTTTTCGTTTGGTATCTCTTGTAGGAAGTAAACACGAGAATCTGACTTAATATCAATCAATCCACTATATTGGGTATAAGTGGTTTTAATATTCGATGTAGACGATTCTAGAACCTCTACAGTGATTAATGACGTGTCTATTCCTGTATTTGGTAATATGATTTTTTGATTCGGAGTTCTAGAACTTATTTGAAACTGTGTCTCAACAAAAGTTCCTTCGTATATTGTAATATCATAAAAACGTGATATGCCATCTGAGTCAACAGTTTTTACAATATCTTTCGGAATTGAAAAGGTAAAATCTTGCGAACCGAATTGCTGAGATGAAATCGCAATAAGACCTTTCTTTAAAGTTACACTTGATGCTGTAGTATTGGATACATCAACTTCAAAGGAAATAACTGACCTTGATGCAGTGCGAGATCTAGGCACATATCCAATATTTCTTGCTAGTGACACTACATTCTCTCGTAGTGTTGCACTATCAATGAATACTTCATTCGTTACCATATTGGCATTGTATGAAGTAATATATGTGTTATATGCTAACGCATCAATAACTGTCGAGAGGTTTGACCCCTCAAAATCGTAATCGGTGAAGTTAGAGTTTGCACGGAGGTAATCCTTTATGGAAACCTTTATCTGCTCAAAATCTAGATTGCTGAAATTTACTAAAGGCATTTTACCTAGTGGGTTCTAATGCAACGGAGAGTTCTTGTGCTGGTACATCTATGCCGACAATAATATATTGTACTTTGCAATCAAAACGATACTTATCAGGATCTGCTTTGACTTTAACATCGATGAGTTCTACTCTTGGTTCAAACAACTCAATAGTATCAAAAATTTCAGTTTGAATTAATGATGCTGTACGTGAATCAATCTGTCCAAAGAGTAGATTGTTTATGCTTGATCCTAAAGCAGGATTAAATGGTTTCTCACCAGGTACTGTAAGAAGCAAGTTACGAACAGAACGAGCAATAGCATTCTCATTCGTCAGTTCAATCAAATCTCTTTTAAGAGGATTGATTTTAAATGACGCACTTAAATCTTTAAATGCTTTACTGATCCTTTGAACAGGCAAAATAATACAAGAATTCTACCTTATTTAGACGCTTAATCCTCAGTTAATGTTACCGGTTTAGAACCACAAGTACACTGATGATCAGGGTCAGAACAATCAGTTGTTTCAAAAAGTCCGTCTTCATTAATTTTCTTAAGTTGTCTAGGAGTTTGTTCATCATTTGCAATCTCCCTTAAAAAGTTATTCTCAGGCATCGTTGTTTCCTCTTTTAATGTCTTGTTGTGTTTTCCAGAAGTATGACTCCTGATCTCCTAGTCCCATACGGTCATAACCATTTTCAACCTGATAGTATTCAGTAGAGACTTTAAAGTCAGGTTTCTTTGGTTCTGCTGGTGTAAGACTATTATCATATATTCTCATCCTATTATTAGGATACAAAGCATATTGTCCATTTGCTAGTTCTATTAGGTTATGAGACTTATGCTCTGATGGATTCTCACTGGTTGCATAATCAACTGTATCAGGGTCTTGATGATAGTTATCTAGAGTACACACGTATGTACCTTTAACGGTCCCATGGTCCCTTGTATACAGTTCATAGTCCATAGACCCTATAAACTGTTTTTGAATCGCTACAACACCATAATCCATACAGTTCCAAAACTGTAGATTCTGTAGATTCATATCAGGGTCGGGTTTTTTTGGTTCCGATAAGAATGCACTGATTGGTAACTTATCATACATTGCACCATATTCTGGTAAATAAGTCTCAAAATAAAACGCACGACCAGGTATACTTTTACATGATACCCAAACACCTTTTACATATTCGCCCCATCCACTTGTATGATCAGTTAAGTATTCTTTACGAACCCATACTTCTACTGATGGTAGGTTAGCAATCAAACAAGCCATAGTATACTTTAAATATTACACATATGTATCT